TGTTTACGCTAAGATTACCCAGGATGATAGCGAAGGTTACGCCACGGGCGAGGTTAAACCCCTTATTCCCGCGGCTGAAATCTCGAAATCTACCGAAAGTAGCAGCGCAACCAAATATTACGACAATAAGCCTGCTATTGTCATTAATTCGGAGGGTGCGGACGAAATCAGCATTACGGGCGCGGCTATTCCCATTGACGTTCTCGCGGATATCACCGGCAAGATCATTGATGCAACCACGGGCGCGTTTATCGATGTTGAAGCCGTACCGCCTTATGTTGCTATCGGCTACCAGTTCGATCTTACTAGCGGCGAAAAGGTCTACATTTGGCGCAATAAGGGCAAGTTTGGTATCCCGGATGAATCTAGCGCCACGCGTGACGATGGCACGGACTCCAACGGCCAGGAACTCACGTTTACGGGCATTTCCACAGATCACAAGTTTAACAACGGGCATAGCGCAAAGGGCGTTGTGGCCGATACGCGTTTTTCCGATGTGGATGCAACTAAATTCTTTGCCACGGTTTGCACGCCCGACACGTTTGCGGCTAATGGCGTTACCATTAAGGGCGGCGAATAAGGTTAAAACGCGAAAGCAAAAGGAGGATAAAACGGCATGAAGCTAGACATTTACGCAAGCCAAACGGAAATCGAAAAGACGTATGAAGTAGATACCTACGATGTTATGTATGGAACCGTTGAAGATATCCTAAATGTTATGGATGCTATCACGGATGAAAGCGACACGGACGCGCTAATTAAGGCCGTTTCGGAAAACCGCGAAAAGCTGAATGCGCTTTTGAAAGACGTTTTCCCGGGCTTGACGGATGAAGAACTAAGGCGCGTGAAAATGCGCGATCTTGTGCCGTTGTTCTTGGATTTGTTCGCCTTTATCGGTCAGACGATGGGCGGCAATCCAAAAAACTAAATAAGGGCGGCGGCGATACCGTCGCCCATTCTTTATATGATGTGTGTTTTGATATAGCCGAGCAACTATGTAAACGTTACCCGGCTTTATCGCCTTTTGCGGTGCGGCGTGAGCGGTGCGGCGAAGTGTTTAAGCTTGTAAGGCGTATCAATGCGTATAACACGCGTACTAAGGGCGCGGGGCGCGGCGAAAGCGTTTATACTGATTCAAAAGGAAACACGCATATCAGGCGCAAAGCGTCAGACGATAATATATTTTAACGGTGGTGGTTTAAATGGCGGGGAAAAACGAAAGCACGGCAACATGGCGGCTTGACATTGCACAACTTAAAAGCGGTATGCAGGATGCTAAACGCGCTATTTCCCTAGCCAATGCCGAATTTAAAAACGCTGTTGCGGGAATGGACGATTGGAGCAAAACCGCAACGGGGCTTGAAGCTAAGATTACACAGTTAAATAAGAACTATGATAATCAATCGCGCATTCTTGACGATCTTAAAGAACAATACAAGATAACCGCCGAAAATTTGGGCGAAAACAGCGCCGAAGCGCAACGCCTAGCGGTGCAAATGAACAATCAAGAAGCGGCAATGAAAAAAACCGATGCGGCTTTGACTGATTACATGGCACAGCTAATAGAGTTGAAGGGCGAAGCGAAATTTGCAGAAACCGCATATAGCAAGCTAACCCAGGAAATAGGGCAACAGGAAAGCGAATTAGACCAGCTAAAGGCCGCATACGTTGAAGCGGTTGTGAATTTTGGCAAAACGTCAAGTGAAGCCAACGAACTAGCAAGCAAAATTAGCGGTTTATCTAGCGATTTAGTGGAAAACCGGGGAAAGCTTGAAGATGCGGAACGCGCAGCGCATGAGTTAAGCGGCGTTGTAGATGATGCAGGCGATAGCGCCGAAGATGCGGCAAATGGCGGTTTCACGGTACTAAAGGGCGCGTTAGCCGATTTGGTTTCTAACGGCATTCAATACGTTGCCGGTGCGTTTAAAGACATGATAGGCGGCATTGACGGCGCGAACGCGAAATTTCAGGCGCAAACCGGCGCTAGTGCGGCTGAAATGGATGAATTTGCCGACGCAATGAAAAACGTTTATGAAGCCAACTATGGTGAATCGCTCGAAGATGTGGGCGATAAGATGGCCTACATTAAACAGGTGACCGGCGAAACAGACCCTAGCAACCTAGAGCAGTTAACCAAAAACGCGATAGCGCTTGAAGATACGTTTGGTAGCGACTTTAACGAAACCATACGCGGTGTTAATAACTTGATGGAGCATTTCGGCATTGATAGCGAAACCGCGTTCGATCTGTTTGCGAAAGGTTCGCAAAACGGGCTAGATTACACCGATGAATTAGGCGATAACATAGCCGAATACGGCGGCAATTTCGCCCAGGCCGGTTACAGCGCACAAGAATATTTTCAGTTGCTCGAAAACGGCACGCAAGGCGGCGCGTACAATCTTGATAAGGTTAACGACAGTATCAATGAGGTTAAAAACCGTTTGGGAGACGGAACCATCGAGAAAAACATAGGCATGTTTTCCGATGGGACGCAAGATTTGTTTGATAAGTGGAGCAATGGCGAAACGGACATGAAAACCGTTATCAATTCCATTGTTTCGGATATCTCCAATTGCACCGATGAACAAGACGCGTTAAGCATGGCGGCTACAGCTTTCGGCACAATGGGCGAAGATGCGAATTTGGACGTTGTGAAATCGCTAACGACGTTGGGCGATAGCTACAAAGATACTAAGGGAACTATGGAAGAACTTAATAACGTTCGCTATGGTGACCTTACAAGCCAATTGCAGGAAATAAAGCGCACGTTTGAAACGGAGGTTATAGCGCCGTTGGTAGACCGCGTTTTACCTGTTTTGAAAGATCAGATTGTACCAGTTGCGAAAGATGCTATTGGTTGGATACGCGATAATTTGCCGACAATCGGCGCGGCTATCGCCGGTGTGGTTGCGGCAATGGCGGCGGCTAATATCGTTACTATGGTGCAAGGCGTTGTTAAGGCGTTTCAGGCGTGGAAACTTGCAACCGATGGCATGACGCTTTCACAGCGGCTTTTGAATCTTGCAATGGCGGCTAATCCTATCATGTTGATTGTTTCGCTAATCGCCGGTTTGGTTGCGGCGTTGGTGACCCTTTATATGACAAACGAGGATTTTAGAAACAAGGTTATAGAGGTATGGGGCGCTGTTAAAGATTTTCTAAGCGACGCGATAGCGACTATTGGCGAATTTTTCACGGTTACTTTGCCGAATGCAATTAAAGTAATGATCAATTGGTTTAAGCAAATACCCGGCAAAGTTGGCGCGTTTTTCTCACAAGCGCTTTCACGTGCGACAAAATGGGCTAGCAGCATGGCAACAAAAGCCCGTGAAGCCGGTTCAAAATTCCTTAACAACGTAGTTAATTTTGTTAAAAGCATACCGGGCAAAGTATGGACGTATTTGAGCAATACGGTAGATAAGGCGGCAAGTTTCGCTAAGTCGTTTGCTAAAAAGGGAACGGAAGCGGCAAAAGACTTTTTCACTAACGTAAAAAATAAAATTTCCGAATTACCCGGCGAAATGCTTTCTATTGGCAAGAATATTGTATCCGGTATTTGGCAAGGTATCAGCAATGGTACGACGTGGATTAAAAATCAAATTACGGGTTGGGTTGGCAATGTAAAAAGCTTTATCAAAAACCTATTTGGCATTAAATCGCCGTCGCGCGTTATGCGTGATGAAGTGGGTAAATATATCGCGCGTGGTATCGCTGTTGGTATCATCGGCGAAACGAAAAGCGTTGAAAAAGCCATTACTAAAATTGGGGAAACCGCGTTGAAAGCGGTTGAAAACGGCGCATTCTCGAAAACCGGTGAAGCGGCTGCAAAGTCTTTAACTAATTCGGTTGCGGATAGCCTGAAAGCCGATAAAGCGAAAGTTACGGCGCGTATCGATACGTATTTTGCAGATATGGAAAACGCGGCGAAAAAGGCGCAAAAAAAGGCAACGGCTAAATATGATAGGCAAATTAAAAAGCTTGAAGCGGCGCGAAAGAACACGAGCAGCAAAAGCGAAAAGGCAAGTTTGGAAAAGAGAATTAAAAGCCTAGACGATCAGCGTAAGAAAATAGCTGCAAAGCATAGCGAGAACATAAAAGAGATTAACGCGGTTTACAAGCAATTCGGTAAGAACGTTTCTAAGAGTTATGCGGATGCTATCGACAAAGCGACAAAGGGCGTAACGGATGGGTTAAGCGACAAAATCAAAAGCATATCTAGCGATACGCAAAAAGCGCTTGACGCTGTTAACGCGAAAATCGGTTCTATGCGCGATAAAATGACCGGTTACGGCGATTATTTCACGCGGGGCTTTTTCAATAAGATACGTTTGAGCGATCTTGACCAACAGACGGAAGCAATAGAGCATTACTATACTAATCTTGAAGAGTTGCGGAAAAAGGCAAGCGCGGCGCTTGTTACCGTAGTGCAAGAAATGGATATTAATGATTCAATTGATTTTGCCGATACGCTTTTGAAAATGAGCGACGATGAATTTAAAACCTATCAGGAAAGTTTTACGAAAAAGCAAAATGCGGCTAAAAATTCAGCAAAAGCGTTTTACGCGGGTGAAGTTGATAACATTAAAAACAGCTACACAAAACAGGTAACGGCGGCGGTTGACAATGCAGCAAAGGAAATAGAATCGTTGGGCAAAGATGCGCTAAAGGGCTTTATGAAGGGCATGAAATCCGTTAAGTATGAAAAGGACGTTAAGAAGCTTTGCAAGGGCATTGTTAAGTCAATGAAAAAGCAATTGAAGATTAAAAGCCCGTCGCGCGTTTTCGCTGAATTAGGCGAATTTTCGGGGCTAGGATACATAGAGGGGTTAGCGGATAGCTTGCAAGGCGTTAGCGCCACGATGGGCGGCGCGGTGGATGCTATCAGCGGCAATGTTGGCGGCGTTTCCGGTGCGGCAAATGGCGGCAATGTTACGAAAACGCAAAACGTAACATTCAACCAATACAACAACAGCCCTAAAGCGCTATCTAGGTTGGATATTTACCGCGATACGAAAAGCCTATTTTTTAACGCGAAAGTAGGGATGCAGAATGTATAAGCTAACCTTGCAAAATGCAGCCGGTAACAGCATTGTATTTAATCAGTTGGGCGGCGCTTTCACGATCACCGAAATAGACGGGTTGAACCCGCCTGAAGCGACTATTAACACAAGTCAAATAGCAATGTTGGACGGTGAGAAATTCAACAGCGCAAAAGTGAACATGCGCACGCTTGAAATTGCCTTTGCGATTGAAAAGGATGCGGAAAGAAACCGTATTGAGGTTTACCGCGTCGTTAAGCCTAAAAAGCCGATTACGGTATATTACGTTTCAGAGTTGCGGGATGTTTACATTGATGGCTATGTGCAAGCGGTGGAAATCGGTTATTTTGACCAAAAGCAGATTTGCACGGTTTCCATACTATGCCCGTTTCCGTATTGGCAACAGGCGCAAGCGGTTATCAATGAGCTATCGCAGATTATTGATATGTTTCATTTTCCGTTTTCTTCAACGTCGGAACCTCAAATTGTTTTCGGGTATCTTGATAACCTTTCTAGCGTTGATATTGAAAACGCGGGTGATCTTGATACGGGCTTGATATTCGAGTTATACGCACGGGCGCAAGTGTCTAACCCGAAAATTTACGATTATTTGACACAGGAATTTATAGGCTTGAATTTCACAATGCAAGCGGCGGATTTGGTGACGATCAACACAAACGCGGGGCAAAAATCGGTGAAGCTTTTGCGGGATGGCGCTACAACCAACATTTTCAACACGCTTATGAAAAATTCAACATGGCTTCAATTACCGGCTAACGGCGGTACTTATACATTTATGGTTGGTAGCGGAAACGCCACGGATTTAAACGTAACGATCAAGCATAGTACGCTTTATGA